ACCTGCTGTACCTTTAGGACCGATTGGACCAATAGGACCAATTGGAGAACTACCTCCAGGACCAATTGGACCTTGTGGACCGATTGGACCGATAGGAGATGAACCTCCTGGGCCAATAGGACCTTGTGGACCGATAGGACCAATAGGTGAAGTACCGGCTGTACCTTTAGGACCGATTGGACCCTGAGGACCAATTGGAGAGTTACCGATTGGACCTTGTGGACCAATTGGACCGATAGGAGATGAACCTCCGGGGCCAATAGGACCTTGTGGACCTATAGGACCGATTGGGGATGAACCTGCAGTTCCTTTAGGACCGATTGGACCAATAGGACCAATAGGTGAAGTACCTGCAGTACCTTTAGGACCAATAGGACCTTGTGGGCCGATTGGAGAGTTACCAATTGGACCTTGTGGGCCGATAGGACCAATAGGAGATGAACCACCTGGACCGATTGGACCTTGTGGGCCGATTGGACCAATAGGAGAACTACCGCCTGGGCCTATAGGACCTTGTGGACCGATAGGGCCAATTGGTGAAGTACCTGCAGTACCTTTTGGACCGATTGGGCCCTGAGGACCAATAGGTGAAGTACCTGCAGTACCTTTTGGACCGATAGGACCAATAGGACCTTGGTTACCTTTAGGACCAATAGGACCAATATTACCTCTAGGGCCTTGTGATCCAGTATTACCTTTAGGACCTAATGGACCAATATTACCTTGAACTCCTTTAGGACCGATTGGGCCTATATTACCAATAGGGCCCTGTGATCCAGTATTACCTTTAGGACCTAATGGACCAATATTACCTTTAGGACCAATAGGACCAATAGCACCAATTACACCTTTAGGACCAATAGGACCTTGTGGGCCAATAGGACCTTGTGCTCCAGTATTACCTTTAGGACCGATAGGACCAATATTACCTTGAACTCCTTTTGGACCTATAGGACCAATAGTACCAATAGGACCTTGAGCTCCTGTATTACCTTTAGGACCTAATGGACCTATATTACCTTTAGGACCGATTGGACCAATTGCTCCAATTACACCTTTAGGACCAATAGGACCAATATTACCAATTGGACCTTGAGCACCAGTATTACCCTTAGGACCGAGTGGACCAATATTACCAATAGGACCTTGTGGACCTTGTGGACCGATTGGACCAATTGGACCAATAGCACCTTTATCTCCAACAGGACCAATTGGACCAATATTACCAATTGGACCTTGTGGGCCAATAGGACCTTGTGGACCTTGAGGACCGATAGGACCAATTGGGCCAATGTTACCAATAGGACCTTGAGCTCCATCTGGGCCTTGTGGTCCGATAGGGCCAATAGGACCTTGTGCTCCAGTATTACCTTTAGGACCGATAGGACCTTGATTTCCTTTAGGGCCGATTGGACCCTGAGGACCAATTGGACCAATAGGACCTTGAGCACCTGTATCTCCTTTAGGGCCGATTGGGCCTTGGTTACCTTTAGGACCTTGTGGACCTTGTGGACCAATGTCACCAATAGGACCTTGAGCACCTGTATCTCCTTTAGGACCAATTGGACCTATGTTACCTTTAGGACCTTGTGGACCTTGTGGACCGATTGGACCAATTGGACCAATAGCACCTTTATCTCCAACAGGACCAATTGGACCAATATTACCAATTGGACCTTGAGGACCCTGTGGACCTATGTCACCAATAGGACCTTGTGGACCTAATGGACCAATAGGACCGATAGGACCTTGAGCTCCATCTGGACCTTGAGGTCCGATAGGGCCTTGTGGGCCTTGAGAGCCTGTATTACCTTTAGGACCGATAGGACCTTGAGAGCCTGTATTACCTTTAGGACCGATAGGACCTTGTGGACCTTGTGGACCGATTGGACCTTGAGCACCACCCCCAGCTGCTACTCCACTATTACCATATACTGATAATTTATTTGCTGAAGAGTCAAACCAAAGATCACCTGTAGAGGCACCTGGAGGGGTGCCTGCTACTACAGGTAATACTAATTTTGCTGAGTTTCCTACGTTTACTAAACCGTCACTTACTTCTAAAAGAGTAACTGCACCTGCTTTGGTAACTAATTTACCATTGCCTGCATCTAATTCCATAGTGATTTTACTTACATCACTATCTTGGAAATCTAGGCTTCCTGAAGCTGGAACTATTTGAACGTTTTTAGCCATCCTATTTTATTTGTTATAAATATATTATTGTACTACTTGATACTCAACCCATACTGGTTCTGCTGCTTTTCTTTCTGCAAATACCACGTAGTAGGCGTTGACATTTCCACACTCACAACCTACGTTGATTTGTGTACTGTTAGCGCTAATTACGTAGTGAGTGCACGCTTTACCGATTGGGGTTAGATCAACTGTAATACTATCTTCGTATACTAATCCGATCCAGTAGTCTGGGAGGGTAATTACGCCTTCGCCTTCTACTTTGCCACGAACATAAACACCTCTTTCTGGGCCTTCAAGAACTGAGTAACGTAATCTCCATCCTTCTTTAGTTGGGTGAGGAATATCGAAGTTCTTTTCTGCAGCTTGGAGAGTTTGTATGTTGGTAATATCAAAACTATTCATATCAATACTACCTGCAGCTGTAAATCCTGAGATATTATCTACTGTCAATAGGTTTGTAGTAGCGTTATAAGTAAACGCAGCCTCACCAGTAACTGTATTAGCATCTGACCAATATGTTACATAAGTAGCAACACCTGAACCGTCTACTAAGCTTGAACCCCAAACACGAGAATCAATTTCGTCTGTTACAAGTTGGTTTGTTGCGTTTTTAACTACTACTGAGTTATCAGTACCTGTTCCAATTGTAGCTGTGATACCACCTGTTACAGTCAATGTTGTTCCATCAAATGTTAGGTTAGCTTCACCATTTAGGTTTGCACCAGTACCACCTGTAATAACTCTATTATCAGCGTTATTAGTAATAGTAGCTGTACCACTTGTACCTGATGAGCCTGATGAACCACTTGTTCCAGATGAACCAGATGTTCCTGAAGTTCCGTTAGCACCGCTTACGCCTGATGAACCAGATGTACCTGATGAACCTGAAGATCCACTTGTGCCACTTGATCCGCTTGTTCCAGATGAACCAGACGTACCTGAGTTACCACTTGTACCTGATGAACCAGATGAACCTGATGTTCCTGATGAACCTGAAGTACCAGATGAACCTGACGTACCAGATGAACCGCTTGTACCTGAAGTACCGCTTGAACCTGATGAACCGCTTGTACCTGAAGTACCGCTTGAACCTGATGAACCACTTGTTCCAGATGAACCAGATGTTCCTGAAGTTCCGTTAGCACCGCTTACGCCTGATGATCCACTTGTACCTGATGATCCGCTTGATCCACTTGTTCCAGATGAACCACTAGTTCCTGAAGAACCGCTAGTACCTGATGATCCAGAAGTACCGCTTGAACCTGATGAACCTGATGAACCTGATGATCCACTTGTGCCGCTTGAACCGCTAGTACCTGATGAACCTGAAGTGCCGCTTGATCCGCTTGTACCAGATGAACCTGAGCTACCTGAAGAACCTGATGAACCGCTTGTTCCTGATGATCCACTTGTTCCTGATGAACCTGATGTACCTGAAGTACCGTTTACACCGCTTACGCCTGATGAGCCTGAAGTTCCTGATGAACCAGATGAACCACTAGTTCCTGATGAACCTGAAGTACCGCTTGATCCGCTTGTACCAGATGAGCCTGATGAACCAGATGAACCACTTGAACCGCTAGTACCTGAAGATCCGCTAGTACCTGAAGATCCGCTAGTACCTGATGAACCACTGGTACCTGAAGTACCGCTTGAACCTGATGAACCAGATGAACCGCTTGAACCACTTGTACCTGAAGATCCGCTTGTACCGCTTGAACCGCTTGTACCAGATGAACCAGATGAACCTGAAGAACCTGATGATCCGCTAGTTCCTGACGAACCTGAAGTACCGCTTGATCCGCTTGTACCAGATGAGCCTGAGCTACCTGATGAACCTGATGAACCGCTTGTACCTGAAGAGCCGCTAGTACCTGATGAACCTGATGTTCCTGAAGTGCCGTTTACACCGCTTACGCCTGATGATCCACTTGTACCTGATGATCCTGATGAACCGCTAGTTCCTGATGAACCACTAGTACCAGATGAACCTGAACTACCAGATGAGCCTGATGAACCACTTGTTCCTGATGAACCGCTTGTGCCTGAAGAGCCGCTAGTTCCTGAAGTACCACTTGAACCTGATGAACCAGATGTGCCAGATGAACCTGAAGTACCAGATGAACCTGAAGTGCCTGATGAACCTGAACTACCAGATGAGCCAGATGAACCGCTTGTACCAGATGAACCAGATGTTCCAGAAGTACCATTTACACCGCTTACGCCTGATGAACCGCTAGTTCCTGATGAACCTGAACTACCTGATGTTCCTGATGAACCACTAGTACCTGATGAACCACTTGTACCAGATGAGCCTGAGCTACCTGATGAACCAGATGAGCCACTAGTTCCTGAAGAACCGCTAGTTCCTGAAGAACCGCTAGTTCCTGATGAACCTGATGAACCAGATGAACCTGAAGAACCTGAAGTACCGCTTGAACCACTTGTACCTGATGAACCTGAAGTGCCTGATGAACCTGATGAACCAGATGTACCTGAAGTACCGTTTACACCACTTACGCCTGATGAACCAGATGTACCTGATGAACCTGAAGATCCTGAAGTGCCACTTGAACCACTAGTACCAGATGAACCTGAACTACCTGATGAACCGCTTGACCCGCTAGTTCCTGATGAACCGCTTGTACCGCTTGATCCGCTTGTACCGCTTGATCCGCTTGTACCAGATGAGCCTGAGCTACCTGATGAACCAGATGAACCACTTGTTCCTGATGAACCTGATGTTCCTGAACTACCTGATGAACCGCTTGTTCCTGAAGAACCTGATGAACCTGATGTTCCTGAAGTACCATTTACGCCTGAAACACCTGATGAACCAGATGTACCTGATGAGCCTGAACTTCCACTAGTTCCTGATGAACCTGAAGATCCTGAAGTACCTGATGAACCTGAAGTTCCTGATGAACCACTAGTACCTGATGAACCAGATGAGCCTGATGAGCCACTTGAACCTGAAGTTCCTGATGAACCACTAGTACCAGATGAACCGCTAGTACCTGATGAACCACTAGTACCAGATGAACCTGATGATCCGCTAGTACCTGATGAACCTGAAGATCCTGAAGTACCTGATGAACCTGAAGTACCTGAAGTACCGTTTACACCGCTTACGCCTGATGAACCAGATGTGCCTGATGAACCTGAACTTCCGCTAGTTCCTGATGAACCTGAACTTCCGGATGTACCACTTGAACCTGATGTACCAGATGAGCCTGAAGTGCCTGATGAACCAGATGAGCCTGATGAGCCACTTGAACCTGAAGTTCCTGATGAACCACTAGTACCTGAAGATCCGCTTGTACCTGATGAACCAGATGTACCAGATGAGCCTGATGAACCGCTTGTACCTGATGAACCTGAAGATCCTGAAGTACCTGATGAACCTGAAGTACCTGAAGTTCCGTTTACGCCTGAAACACCTGATGAACCAGATGTACCAGATGAGCCCGAACTTCCGCTAGTTCCTGATGAACCTGAAGTGCCTGATGAACCAGATGAGCCTGATGAACCAGATGAACCTGAAGTTCCTGATGAACCGCTTGTACCTGATGAACCGCTTGTACCGCTTGATCCAGATGTGCCTGATGAGCCTGAAGAACCGCTTGTTCCTGATGAACCGCTTGAACCTGAAGTACCTGAAGAACCAGATGAGCCTGAAGTACCGCTTGAACCACTTGTTCCTGATGAACCAGATGTACCTGAAGTACCGTTTACACCGCTTACACCAGAAGAACCTGAAGTTCCTGATGAACCTGATGAACCGCTAGTTCCTGATGAACCAGAACTTCCTGAAGTACCAGATGAACCACTTGTACCAGATGAGCCTGAGCTACCTGAAGTACCGCTTGAACCTGATGAACCGCTTGTTCCGCTTGTGCCTGATGAACCACTAGTACCTGATGAACCGCTTGTACCGCTTGATCCAGACGTACCTGATGAACCTGATGAACCACTTGTACCAGATGAGCCTGAGCTACCTGAAGTACCTGATGAACCGCTTGTACCTGAAGTACCGTTTACACCGCTTACGCCTGATGATCCACTTGTACCTGATGAGCCTGATGAACCGCTAGTACCTGATGAACCAGACGTACCTGAAGAACCTGAGCTACCAGATGTGCCTGATGAACCTGAACTGCCTGAAGTACCACTTGAGCCACTAGTTCCCGAAGAACCTGAAGTACCTGAACTTCCTGAAGTACCGCTTGAGCCTGAACTGCCTGATGTACCTGAAGAACCTGATGAGCCGCTTGTACCTGATGAACCACTAGTTCCTGAAGAACCTGATGTTCCTGATGAGCCGCTAGTACCTGAAGTACCATCTACTCCTGAAACGCCTGATGATCCAGATGTACCTGATGAGCCTGATGAGCCCGATGTTCCTGATGAACCTGATGAACCGCTAGTTCCAGATGAACCGCTTGAACCACTAGTACCAGATGAACCACTTGTACCTGAAGTACCGTTTACACCACTTACGCCTGATGAGCCTGAAGTGCCTGATGAGCCTGATGAGCCTGATGTTCCTGATGAACCGCTTGTACCAGATGAACCTGAACTTCCTGAAGTACCTGATGAACCAGATGATCCAGATGTACCAGATGAACCTGATGAACCGCTAGTTCCTGATGAACCGCTTGTACCTGATGATCCACTTGTTCCTGATGAACCAGACGAACCAGATGTACCAGATGAACCAGACGAACCAGATGAACCTGAAGATCCTGAAGTACCGCTTGAACCACTAGTACCAGATGAACCACTTGTACCTGAAGTACCGTTTACACCACTTACGCCTGAAGAACCAGATGTGCCTGATGAACCAGAGCTTCCTGATGTACCTGATGAGCCTGAACTACCTGATGTTCCTGATGAACCAGATGTACCAGATGATCCAGATGAGCCAGATGTACCTGAAGAGCCTGAAGTACCAGATGAACCTGAAGTACCAGATGAACCAGATGTGCCTGAGCTACCTGATGAGCCTGAGGTACCTGATGAGCCTGAAGATCCTGATGTTCCGGATGAACCTGAACTTCCTGAAGTACCTGAAGAGCCTGAAGAGCCTGATGTTCCTGATGTTCCGTCTACGCCTGAAACGCCTGAAGATCCGCTAGTACCTGAAGAACCTGAAGATCCGCTAGTGCCTGAAGAACCTGAAGATCCGCTAGTGCCTGATGAGCCTGAAGTACCTGATGAGCCTGAAGATCCTGATGTTCCTGATGAACCTGAAGTACCTGATGAACCTGAAGATCCTGAAGTACCTGATGAGCCTGATGAGCCAGATGTACCAGATGAACCTGAAGATCCGCTAGTGCCTGAAGAACCAGATGAACCTGAAGTACCTGATGAACCACTTGTACCAGATGAACCTGAAGTACCAGAAGTACCGTCTACACCGCTTACACCTGAAGAACCAGATGTGCCTGATGAACCTGAACTACCTGAAGTACCTGATGAGCCTGATGAACCGCTAGTACCTGATGAGCCTGATGAACCAGATGAGCCTGAAGAGCCAGATGTACCTGAAGTACCGTCTACACCGCTTACGCCTGATGAGCCTGAAGTACCTGATGAACCACTTGAACCTGAAGTGCCTGATGAGCCTGAAGATCCGCTAGTACCTGATGAACCTGAAGATCCTGAAGTACCTGATGAACCTGATGAACCAGATGTGCCTGAAGTACCGTCTACGCCTGAAACACCTGAAGAACCTGATGTACCTGATGAACCTGAGCTACCTGAAGTGCCTGATGAACCACTAGTACCTGATGAACCAGATGAGCCAGATGTACCTGATGAACCGCTTGAACCTGAAGTTCCTGAAGTGCCGTCTACACCACTTACACCTGATGAACCTGAAGTGCCTGATGAGCCTGAGCTACCAGATGTACCAGATGAACCTGAAGAACCAGATGTGCCTGAAGAGCCAGAAGAACCTGATGTACCAGATGAACCTGAAGATCCTGAAGTACCTGATGAACCGCTAGTACCTGAAGAACCAGATGTGCCTGAAGAACCAGATGAACCAGATGTACCAGATGAACCAGATGAACCAGATGAACCAGAAGAACCTGATGAACCAGATGTACCTGATGAGCCAGATGTGCCTGATGAGCCAGATGTGCCTGAAGTACCATCTACGCCAGAAACACCAGATGAACCTGATGTACCAGATGAGCCTGAGCTACCAGAAGTGCCTGACGAACCTGAAGATCCGCTAGTACCTGATGAACCTGAGCTACCTGAAGTGCCTGATGAACCAGATGAACCAGAAGTACCTGAAGTGCCGTCTACACCAGAAACACCAGATGAACCTGATGTACCAGATGAGCCTGATGAACCACTTGTACCTGATGAACCAGATGATCCAGATGTGCCAGACGAACCTGAACTACCTGATGAGCCACTTGTACCAGATGAACCAGACGAACCTGATGTACCTGATGAGCCTGATGAACCGCTTGTACCTGATGAGCCACTTGTACCAGATGAACCGCTTGTACCTGATGAACCAGATGATCCAGATGTACCTGATGAACCAGAAGATCCTGAAGTACCTGATGAGCCTGATGAGCCAGATGTGCCTGAAGTACCGTCTACGCCTGAAACACCTGACGAGCCACTAGTTCCTGATGAACCTGATGAGCCAGATGTACCTGATGAACCGCTTGAACCTGATGTGCCAGATGAACCTGATGAGCCTGAAGTGCCTGATGAACCTGATGAACCAGATGTGCCTGAAGTACCGTCTACACCGCTTACACCTGATGAGCCTGAAGTTCCTGATGAACCTGATGAACCACTTGTACCAGATGAACCTGATGAGCCTGAAGTTCCTGATGAACCAGATGAACCAGAAGAACCTGATGAACCAGATGTGCCAGAAGTACCGTCTACACCTGAAACTCCTGATGAGCCTGATGTTCCTGATGAGCCTGATGAGCCAGATGTACCTGATGAACCACTTGAACCTGATGTTCCTGATGAACCTGATGAACCTGAAGTACCAGATGAGCCTGAAGAGCCAGATGTACCTGAAGTACCGTCTACACCGCTTACGCCTGATGAGCCTGAAGTACCTGACGAACCTGATGAGCCTGAAGTTCCTGACGAACCTGATGTTCCTGATGAACCTGATGAACCTGAAGTACCTGATGAACCAGATGAACCAGAAGTACCTGATGAGCCTGATGAACCGCTAGTTCCTGAAGAACCGCTTGAACCAGATGAACCAGATGAACCGCTAGTACCAGATGAACCGCTAGTACCAGATGAACCTGATGAGCCTGAAGTTCCTGATGAACCTGATGAACCAGATGAGCCTGATGAGCCAGATGTGCCTGAAGTACCGTCTACACCACTTACACCTGATGATCCAGATGTACCAGATGAACCTGATGAACCGCTAGTACCAGATGAACCTGATGAGCCTGAAGTACCTGATGAACCTGATGAACCAGAAGAACCTGATGAACCAGATGTGCCAGAAGTACCATCTACACCTGAAACACCAGATGAACCTGATGTACCAGATGAGCCGCTTGAACCTGAGGTGCCTGATGAACCTGAAGAACCACTAGTTCCTGATGAACCTGATGAACCAGATGAACCTGATGAACCAGATGTACCAGAAGTGCCGTCTACACCAGAAACACCTGATGAACCTGATGTACCAGATGAGCCGCTTGAACCTGAAGTGCCTGATGAACCTGAAGAACCACTAGTTCCTGATGAACCTGATGAGCCTGAAGTACCTGATGAACCTGATGAACCAGATGTACCTGAAGTACCGTCTACACCAGAAACACCAGAAGATCCTGAAGTACCTGATGAGCCACTTGAACCTGATGTACCAGATGAACCTGATGAACCAGATGTACCTGAACTACCTGATGAACCAGATGTGCCTGATGAACCGCTTGAACCTGAAGTACCTGAAGTTCCGTCTACGCCTGAAACACCTGAAGAACCAGATGTACCTGATGAGCCTGATGAACCTGAAGTACCTGATGAGCCTGAAGAACCGGATGTGCCTGAACTACCTGATGAGCCTGAAGTTCCTGATGAGCCTGATGAGCCTGAAGTACCAGAAGTACCATCTACACCACTTACACCTGATGATCCAGATGTACCAGATGAGCCGCTTGAACCTGAAGTTCCTGATGAACCAGATGAACCACTAGTTCCTGATGAACCTGATGAGCCTGAAGTACCTGATGAGCCACTTGAACCTGAGGTACCTGAAGTACCGTCTACACCAGAAACACCTGAAGAACCAGATGTACCTGATGAACCTGATGAACCTGAAGTACCTGATGAGCCTGAGGAACCAGATGAACCTGATGAGCCTGATGAACCTGAGGAACCTGATGAACCAGATGTGCCGGAAGTGCCGTCTACGCCTGAAACGCCTGACGAGCCACTAGTTCCTGATGAACCAGATGAACCAGATGTACCAGATGAACCAGATGAACCACTTGTACCTGAGGAGCCTGAAGATCCTGAAGTACCTGATGAACCTGATGAGCCACTAGTACCCGAAGTGCCGTCTACACCAGAAACACCTGAAGATCCGCTAGTTCCCGATGAACCTGATGAACCTGAGGTACCAGATGAACCGCTTGTACCTGAGGAGCCTGAAGATCCTGAAGTACCTGATGAACCTGATGAGCCACTAGTACCTGAAGTGCCGTCTACGCCTGAAACGCCTGACGAGCCACTAGTTCCTGATGAACCAGATGAGCCAGATGTGCCAGATGAGCCGCTTGAACCTGAAGTACCTGATGAACCAGAAGAACCAGATTCACCTGATGAACCTGATGAACCTGAAGTACCTGAAGTGCCGTCTACGCCACTTACTCCTGATGAACCCGATGTACCTGATGAACCTGATGAGCCAGATTCACCTGAAGTACCTGAAGAACCTGATGAGCCAGATTCACCTGAAGTACCTGATGAACCAGAAGAACCAGATTCACCTGAAGTACCTGATGTACCTGATTCGCCTGAAGTGCCTGATGATCCACTTGAACCTGATGTACCAGATGAACCAGCTGAACCAGCACCACCTGAAGTGCTTAGGTTATCAAAGAAAGCAGTTACTGCTACTTGATATGCTGCTATATCAGTACCAACAGGTAAACTAGTTAGACCTGAGAGTCTAGAGCTAAAAATAGGGGCTAATGATTGTGAAGGGGTAACAGCAACAATACCTACTTGTTGGTTCGATGTTCCTAATAATACAGTACCTGTTTCTGATTCTGTTCCGTCTTCACCCCATCCAATATAAAAAGATGCTTCTGTACCAGCACCGTTTCTATAATAAACTTCTTTAATATTATATAAATGATATTCACCCTCAATTGGTGATGATCCTCCTGGCACACGAGCTGGACCAATAACTGTGTAAATAGGGGATAAGCTTGATTGATATTCTGGGTCGTTACTACCAGTAATATTTTTAGTACTAATAGGAACTTGTGTGTTAGGGTCTAGGAAAGACGCTGAGGCTATATAGTACTCACCAGGTGCTGGGGAGATTCTAGTTACTACGTTAGTAGCGGTGGTAGCCGGGAAATCTGCCACTGTAATAGTAGCAGCTCCGGTATCAACCGAAACTACAACAGTACCTGCTGAAAAAGGACCGCTAGCTACTAAAGTTTGACCAGGGCGTACATAATCTATGTTGAGATATGAGCCTTCGTTTGAGACATTTTCAATTGTTTTTGAAGCCGTGTTGTAATCACCTCTAACTCGAACGTAACTATTGCTTCCAGATGCAATAGGGGTAACGTTAGATAAGGCTCCGTAAAAGAGTTGGTCGTGGGCCATGTGCTATAATAGATCTATATGAGTGAATATTCTAGTATAAATATCAAAAAAAGAGCCCCAAATTGGGGCTCTATAAAAGACTTTCAAAAGTTTTTTTTTAGAAATTAAATGTCATCATTACTGAGCCAAAAATATCTAAACCACCTGATAAACCATAAACGTTTGCAGCACCACCTGTTACAAAAGTTAAGGATCCTGTACCAATTCTAGAAGAGTTAGCACCTGCTACGTTCCAAGCAATAAATACTGGTGGGATTCTGGAGGTGAGTGAACTATTACCTCCTGCACCATTAGTAAGTGCATTTGCTGGCACTGTAAATGATTTAGGGTTTGTTTCTGAGTTATCAATATAAACTTGCATTGAAATCAACTGAACATTTCCTGCTGATGGGGCTTCAATTTCAATAGCTGAATCACTAATTGTAGAAGCATTCAATACAGGAATGTAAGCACCTGCTGTACCACTAGTTGCACCTGTATCAGTTACTGTACAAGTAAATGTATTAGCACCAGTTGATGTGATTGAAACGTGAAAATAATCAACGTTGAATCCTCTTAGTACTACATAATCACCAGTTGTCAAACCGTGAGCAGTTGATGTTACTGTCAAAGTAGTACCTGAACGAGTCCAACTCAATCCTCCAAATAATGTACCGGATGACATTAGTTGAGCTGAATCATTACCTGATGAGTATTCGTATCTAACTACGTTAGTATAAACTGTTGAAATACCTCCTCCAGTTCCTGAAGTACCTGATGTACCAGATGAACCATCAGCTCCAGATGTACCTGATGAACCGTTGATACCAGAAGTACCTGATGAACCGTCGACACCAGAAGTACCTGATGAACCAGATGAACCGTCTGTACCTACACCTGAGGTACCTGAAGTACCTGATGAACCGTCTGTACCTACACCTGAGGTACCTGAAGAACCAGATGAACCAGATGAGCCGTTTGAACCTGAAGTACCGTTTGTACCTGAAGTACCGTTTGTACCTGAAGTACCAGAAGTACCATTTATACCAGAAGTACCTGATGAGCCTGATGAACCGTCTGTACCTGAAGAACCAGATGAACCAGATGAACCGTCTGTACCTACACCTGAGGTACCTGAAGAACCAGATGAACCAGATGAGCCGTTTGAACCTGAAGTACCGTTTGTACCTGAAGTACCGTTTGTACCTGAAGTTCCGCTTGAACCATCTGCACCGTCTGTACCTGAAGAACCAGATGAACCAGATGAGCCGTTTGTGCCTGAAGTTCCGCTTGAGCCGTCTGCACCATTTGTGCCTGAAGTTCCGTTTGTGCCTGAAGTTCCGCTTGAGCCGTTTGTACCTGAAGTTCCGCTTGAGCCGTCTGCACCATTTGTGCCTGAAGTTCCGTTTGTGCCTGAAGTTCCGCTTGAGCCGTTTGTACCTGAAGTTCCGTTTGTGCCTGAAGTTCCACTCTCTCCTGAAGTACCAGATGAACCTGAAGTTCCGCTCTCACCTGATGTACCAGATGAACCGCTTGTTCCGCTCTCTCCTGAAGTTCCTGAAGAACCTGAAGTTCCACTTTCTCCTGAAGTTCCTGAAGAACCTGAAGTTCCACTCTCTCCTGAAGTACCAGATGAACCTGAAGTACCGTCAACACCTGAAGAACCTGATGTTCCTGATGTTCCGCTTGAACCATCTACACCGTTTGTACCTGAAGTACCATTTGTACCTGATGTTCCGTTTGTACCTGAAGTTCCGCTTGAACCGTTTGTACCTGAAGTACCAGAAGAACCTGATGTACCAGAAGAACCTGATGTGCCATTAGTGCCCCCACCACCACTAGTACTACCTACTGGGGCATAAGTTCCATCTGAAAATCTATAGTATAAAGCACCATTATCGGCTGAATTAGAAAATACAGCTACAACACCACTATTGGGGGTTGCTACTCCTGATGTTCCGGTTTGTGTAATATTAATTTGGGCCACTTGTATGTATGTTTATGTATAAATATTAGACTCTTTTATCAAATTATCGTTGCTGATGCAAATGTGCTGTTTTCTCCGAACTCTATAATCCCTGCTATATCTATAGTACCTTGGTTATCAAGTCTATCTTCTACCCATAAATAAGAGTTAGCACGAGCTGTACTACCATCTGGGAGTTCTAATTCAGGGCCTAGTTCTAAAACTAAGTTTCCTACTACTGTTAATCTAAAAGTAGCTATACTAGTATTTTTATTAACTGTAAAAGTTTCACCTCCATATATAATACGCGGAATATAAGAACCTTGTCCAGTAGATGGGTCAGCTGGAACTTGGTAAGCTGATAGGGGTACTTGGTCTAAAAATCTAATATTTGACATTATAATATTTCGTCGTTTAGTCTTCTTCTAGTATTTACGTTTTCAACAAGACGGTTTCTACCATCTTCTGTAACCTGGGGGTCTGGGTTAAATACTTGGGGATCTGAGGTAGTTTCCATTGAAAATATGACTTTTGATCTCGAGTTATATTTTTTTATAGAACTTAAATCCTTTTGTACTGTCTCCGGAATTATATATCCATACATATTGATGGTAAATGTACTCTTTACAGAACGTTCTTCACCTTGGTTAGTTTCATTTACTGTGTTGAAACTATCAATTTTAGCTAAAAATTTAAAACGTTCAGGGTTACCCCAATATGCGTCTGATGCATATTCGCATGCTTCGACTATTTTATTGAGTTGTTCTATATAATAAGTTTGTACGACTACATCGTAAGTAACTGTTACATAATCAGGTACAACATTTGCTACAAACTGTTTAGTTTGTACCCTATTATTCAATGCATTAAAATTAGAATAAAAGTTAGAAGGATTATATGATTTTTGCCATGATGTATATAAATTAGGAAAATTAGCGTCTAATTTATTTGTAATACTTCTATTTTTAGTAATTGTATTACGCTTAAACATGATAAGAGGCATCATTATTTTACCATCTTTATCTCTATAATACCCATCTTTTTGAACAGCTTTCCATCTTTCAGGAGAACCATAAATCAATGGCACAGCTATCCTTTGTCCATTTTGAAAAACATAGGGACGAATTACATTTTCAAAGTAATAAAAAATAGCTTCATCTAAATCTTGTAACCCAACAGTAAATTCTTTATATGTGTCTTCTTTACGAGATAATTTAGTAGAACGATTAAATGGGATACCAGTTTGGTTTACATTAGGATTTACAGAATATGGAGTAGCCCCATTAGGATTACCTGCCTGAGTGTAACTTGGGGTAATTAGTCCTTCACTTATCTCTTTTTGAGATTTAGGTACTGGTTTTCTTTGTTTAGCCATTAGAATCGTTCTAATTCAATTTGTACTTTATCTGCTGGTACATAATGTGTTTCACAGATTACTGAAATGTTATATCCGAATTCATTTAGGTCAGTTTCTAATGGGTTGTTTCCATTATCATCTTTAAAATCATAATTCGGGTCTTTACCTACAAAGAATTGAGATATATTTACAGTATCTACTTCGTAGTAAGCCTTTTGATACATAATAATATCACCTACTTGAGGGACTACATTAGCACCATTTGGGTTATCATCATTACAAACATTACTACCTTGACTAGCTGCTAATAAGTCATCTTTCAAAAATCTAAAAGTAAGATTCCAATTGAAATCAGGACCAATTTCACTATCTTTATATCCTTGTCCTCCAATTTCAATCAAAGCATATAATAAAATTGGTGGGTGGTAATATTTGTTGGAAGCGGCTTCTCCGTAAATATTTACTGTGGTTTCTTCAATATCGTATTTGTAAAGGACACATTGTTGAGAGATAATGTTATGCATCAACTCTCGGTTGACGTATCTAAACATACTAATATCTCTTGCTTGTCCGTATAATGCCATTACCCAATAAAGATTACCATTGGTACTTGACCTAATTCACTATTACGTGCTACGGATTCTGCTTGTCTTCTTTCAAGTAATGCTTGACGTGAAGTTGATTCAAAATATTCTCTTAATTTTGTAACTAAAGCTTCTTTTGAAGATGCGGAAGATGCTAATAAATCAGCTTGGTTTAGGGTTACTTCAGCTCCTGGGATAGGTACTTGAGTGTATTTACCTCTAACATATCCTAAAATTTCTTTAACTAAAGCTAAGGTATACTCAAAAATCCAAGCTCTACCTACAGAGTTAATTGTATCATAATCGATATTTCTATAAGGTACTTGAGATATATTAGAAATTGAATTGGAATTTATATCTACTGAAGCGCAATATTCTTCAGATTTTAGCATATATTGGAACCAAATTTTATCTCCATTTGCTTGGTCTCCTGGGATTGGGAATATTCTGAGTTTGTTGTTTATAAGTTGAAATGAGAAATTAGAGAATAATACATCCCTATACATTTCTATACCTTGAATAAGTTGTAAATCATAGCTTAGTGGGAACATTAAAAATGAATTAGCACCCCAACCGGCTAAACCAGCAGTTGCTAGAGCTCCCATACCTGTACCTGCAAATCCTAAACCGCCATACATTTGAATAGATGCTGGGACTGCTTGGTAAAATACTCTCATGATTTCAACATCACTACCTGTCAAACCAACAGAAGCAGCCCAATCATCTAAATTATAATCTTGAACACTTGAGGTCAATACGATTGAACCACTATGCCAATCTACATCACCACCTACTCCTGCCCAAGTTCCATATTGTTCAGATAAATTAACAATAGTTTGTAGATTAGGGGTTACAATTGCATCTTGAAAATTTACATTACTATTTTCGTATGAATAAGGAGAGCCTTCTAAAGACAAATAATCTTCTCTTTGTTTATAAGCAAACAATTCGTTAGAGTAAACTGTAACAGCTTCTTCAAAAGCTGCATAAAAATTTATATCTTGTAATTCGACGTTTTCAATAGGGTAACCTAAGCGCAAAGCACAAAACTTTGCTACCTTATCAGCGTCTTTTTGAAAGTCAGGATTATAATCGTAAAAACCAAATGGAGTATCTCCAGGGTGAAAAGATGATGATCCTGGCCAAATAGGAATGTTTGCCATACGTTTTTGTTATAAATATTAAAAAAGGGGCTCTAATTGTGAGCCCCTTAGATTAAATGCATAGATTTATATATCAAATAGAAGCTACAACATATTCAATTTGAATTGAACCCGAATAGGTAGTATCACCACCTCCACCTGCCATTGCTTTAATTTCAGTCATATATGAAAATGAAGAAGTAAGAGCTGAGGGGATTTCTAGATCATCATTACTCAAGATAATAGATTTTCCAGGTTCTACTTTAAATGTTACAGATTCATCATTATCTTTGATACAATGAATACTAGCAAATTTATCACTTGTTGGGAAATTAGTAATTCTAATATACTTAACATCCGAATTTACAAATGAACCTGGGGTTTGTTCTGATTTAGAATCTACGAATGAAATAATACCAATACCTGAGCCACTCCATCTATAATCAATAACTTCAGTTCTTGTAACGTAATTATTGATTCCACATACTGTAAAAGTGTTATATGATTCCTGAACGTTATAGTTAGGAAGAATAATGGATTCTTGAATAGTTACTTCTAAGCAACCCGTAGCTGGGGTTTTAACGCAGTTATTTGCCATTTATATTTTTATTATAAATATTGCAAGAAATATTATTATTTATTTCTTCCGCTAGAGCCTGAGGTGCCTAAATTCAAACCTTGTTCATTTGCTTCTTCGTATAATCCTATCAAAGAATCTACAATTGGATCCCTATGATTAGTTTTTAAAGATATAGCGCACATATTTTTAACTTTACGTGCTGCTACATATAAAAATCTAAATCCAGAATCAGCCTTACGTTTTAGGTCTACTTGATGATCGTCACCACAAATAATCATTTTACTACGTAAACCAATACGAGTAACGATCATTTCCATCTGTTCATGTGTAACGTTTTGTGCTTCGTCAACTATTACTACGCTATCAAGAAAAGTGCGACCGCGCATAAAACTAACAGGCACAATCTCAATTGCCCCATCGCTGATGAGCTTTTCGATTTTGACTTTGTCATATAAAGAATACATGTTTTGGTATATGGGTTGGACCCATGGGTCCATTTTTTCGCGGAGGTCACCTGGTAGGAAGCCAATTTCCTCCTTACTCACCGTAGGACGTGTAATTATAATTTTTTCGCATTCTCTTGTAAATAATTTTTCTAATGCGACTTGGCATGCTAATAATGTCTTGCCTGAACCAGCCGATCCGGCTAGTAATGTAACTGTATTATTTAGGATTTTTGCTTTTGCTTCTTTTTGTTCTTCATTTAATTGAATTTTAAACTTGATTGGGGTTTTAGGTCTTCGTTTTTCTACAAAGACCTCATCGTTGTGATGATTTGAAGCCATAAAATAAGAACTTTTGTTGTTGATTATACATATGAAAAAAGAACCCCGCTTTCGCGGGGTTCCTCTTCCTTTTCAGAAATAATACTATAAATTTATGTATTAAAGGGTATTTAAACCGTTTACATATAATTTAGCGTAGAATTCTGGACGAATCATCTTCTTAGCGTATCTAGTTAAGAGACCTTTACGTGGAGTAAATGTATCTGGATCGTAGATAAGCGGAGTCATGATTAACGGAATGTATGGAGCAAATACAGCACCAGACTCTAAGAACTGTGAACCTCTGTAACCTAATAAGATTAAGTTTTCGTTCATGTATGGGTTCTTATAAACATCCATTCTGTTGTTTAATGAACCAGCTTTCTGAACACCGAAGGCATAGTTTTTAGTTACATCACCGTCTGAAGTAGAAGCGTATCCAGGGATTGACTCGAGGATAGTAGCTACAGCAGGAGAAATTACCATAAAGTTTGCACCACCTCTAAGAGTTAACTGGTGAATCTTGTTAGATAACTTCTGGATCTTAGTTCCTAAAGTTTGGAACCAACCACCTTGTGTATTGTAGAAACCAGAAGCGTCTACTGTAAACTCAGTACCAGCGGCGTTGAGTTGGCGGTTGTTTTGAGCTGACCAGTACTCTGTACCAGCTGCAGCGTCGTTGATTAACATTTCGAGGATCTCGAGGTCGATTTCTAATGAAATGTACTCGCTCATAATGTTAGTTACTTCAGCTTCAGCGTCAAGAGCTTGGTAAGCGTTAAGATCTTGTGCGAACTCAGGAGTCCAAACAGCTCTTAACTTCTTAGTCTTGGCTACGATAGCCTCACTTCTCATCTGAATGTTGATCTCAGGGATGTCGATGTCAGTTTGAGATAATGAGTTAGGGTAAGCATAGTCGTTACCAGCTTCGAAATCACCTACTTCGTAAGGAGACATTGTAGTTTGCTTTTGGTAGTATACAATAGCGTTGTTGCCCTGTGTGATAACACCGTCAGAAGCAGAAACTACGAATTGGATGTTATTACCAACTACTTTAGTTAAAGCCATTACTAAGTTATCAGCACCAACAGTTGAACCTGAAACTAATACGAATCCACGTACTGCTTCTGGGTCATAGTTAGGGATAGCTGATAATGGGAAAGTAACTACGTGTAACTCATCAGCCTCTAAAGAAGCAGTTAATCTTGAGTCGAAGTTAATGTCCTGGTTTGAACCTGAACTAGCAACAGTCATTGTTGTAGCTGAAGAAGAAAACTGGTTAGTAGAATAAGTAAATCTACCAGCACCGTATAAACCACCTGTGTTTACTGCACCTAAGTTAGAGGCATCAGTTTCGAATGGGTAAGCACCAGAATTCTTAGTACCGTAAAGTGATTCGCCCTGTGTGAATGGGTTTTTATTATCACCGTACTGGAAGTCTAAATAGAATACAAGACCTGAAGGTAAGTTCATTGGCTGTACAGAAACGAATTCTTTAGCAGCGATCTGACCGAATACCTTACGAACTAATGGGAGGGCGATGCCTGCCCACTGCTCACCTGTACCTACTGTGAAATTAGCTGAACCACCAGTTGATGATTGCTCAACTACTAATTGCTTAGCTTGGTTCTCAAGGATTAAAGACATGTTGTTCTTATTAATCTCGCTACCGAGACCTTCTAATAAACCTGTCTTTTCCCACTTGTTAGCCAATCTAGCAGCGTCGCTTTGGAGGTTTTTCCAACCTTCACCAGCAGACTCTAAAAGAGATTGAATTTGTGACATTGTTTAAATGTGTTTTTGAATTGTTATTATTATTTTATACCAGCTAATTTTTGCCATCTAGCCACTTGTGGATCAATTTCCATAATTGGTCTTTTCTGGGCAACACCAGCTGCTTTAGAAGCTGAACCTAATGATTCTTTGATTTGAGTTTTAGGAGTATTTTTGATACCTTCATTCAAAGTTTCAAATACAAGTTTAACTTCTTTTACACTTGACGCCTTGTCAAATGCTTCTAAAACTTTTACCTTTTGAGCTTCTTGTAAGTTTTTAGCTCTAAAGATTTTATTTGTGTAAAGAAGTTTAGCATTGAGTAAATTTACTTCTTGAAGATCAGATCTTAATTCTTCGATCTCTTTCTTCATTTCGTCCACTTCTTCCATGCCTTCTTTAGGACCGATGTCGTGACCTGCACCAGACTTTTTCATACCACCAACAGCACCTGATGCTGCTAATTTGAGTAAGTCTTTTACAGAAACTTTTTCACCATCTACAGTAATGATTTTAGAAAGTAATTCCTTGTCATTGTAAAGTTGCTTAAGTTTATCCATTGCAGCTTCATCTAAATCCTCTTTTTCATCGTGCATCCCGTCTAAGTAGCCTTCTTCTTCAGCATCTGTGCGGGCGTTTTCGTCTACAGTTTCTTCGTCTTCAACATCTACGTCAACGTCAACTTCTTCCTCGTCTTCGCCTTCTTCGTCGTCTTCAACTTCAAATTCGTCGCCAGCTTCTAATTCACCGCCTTCTACCATATCACGAATTACGTCTTCGATAAATGATTTGAGATCATCTTCTGACATTTCTTCGAGGTCAATATCCTCGTCTTCCATATCGTCTTCCATGTCCTCTTTCTCGTCCTTCATACCATCTAAATAGCCTTCTTCTTCGGCATCTGTACGGGCATCTTCTTCGAGTTCACCATCGATTTCAGCTAAGAGTTCGTCTAAATCCATTTCTTCGTCCATGTCTTCAGCTTCAGCTAAGTCTTTACCGTACTTCATTTTTTCAGTACGCTTAGTTTCTTTGCTTTCGCCTCCGTCTTTACGATCATCGTCTTTATACTCCTTCTTGGCTTCAGTCATTTCGTCTTCTACTTCGTCTAAGTCTTCTTTTTCCATTTCTTGAAGTTTTGCTGAAAGCATTGACTTCAATCTTGGTTCAAAGGCCTCTTCTAAAGCAGCTTTTGCGTTAGCAATAGCGGTTTCTTTAAGCGCTTTTGCCTCAGCGATTGCTTCTGCAAGCATGTCTCTGTTTGCCATTTTTCCTCAAAATTTTTGTTTGGGAGTTAAGGTTATTAGGAACCTTAATAAGTATTATACATCACTTGATACCATATAGAGATGGTATATTATATTGATACATATATAAAGAGATATCAAAGGTAAAAAAAGGCCCCCTTTCGGGGACCTTGCCTAAGGTAGCAGGCTTCTTAAATTAGATAATAGGACATTGTCCGTTCGAACAAAGGATTTCTGTAATTATAGAGTTTACTTTGGCATATGAATCAACTAAATGTTCTTTACCTTCTTTGATTACATGCATGTATGAACCTGGGTTAGATGGAGTTGATACAAAATCCCAACAAAGTAACTCGAAATCATCTTGGACCTCTAATACTTCACCCATTTGCTTGAGAGAACCCATACCGCGCGAAGATACGCCGACTTGAATTCCACTATCAATAAGTGCTTTTAAGATATTACCACTTGGAGTAGGTAAGATTTCAATTTTACCAACTACGTGATCTCCATCCCACCACATATCAGCTATATTATGTGATACGTTTTTAAGGTTGATGATAGAAGATTCTGGGTGGTCTAATTCGCCTAATGCTCTTTTTTGTTTAACCGACTCCATATACTTATCGATCTCTCTTTCCCATAAGTCTTTAGCATAGTAACGACCGTTGCCGTTTTTGACTTCGGCTGTCGCTAAAATACCTTCTACCATAGGATTACCTCTTTCGGAAAGTTTACCCTCTGTCAATGACACAGGGTTAGCTTTAAAGAGCTGAGTTTCAATAAGAACTTGTTTCATCTTAGTATTCAGATTCAGTCTCGTCTACAACTTCTTTTTTTACATAAGCTTTACCAGCTACTTTTTCGTATAATTTGCCGTATTTAGCTTGTGCTTTTTGTAATTCTGAAATTTCGCGGTTGATTTCTTTGATGCGGGTTGGGTTGATAAATTCAGCGATAGCATCATTTTCAGCTACCATAGCTAATTTACCTTCACGAGCAGCAATTTCTTCATCAATCGCATTCATTTTAGCTTCTAAAGCAGCTACGTTACCTGCTACTTCGATTTGACGGAGACGATTTTCTAAGCCTTCTTTTTCAACTTTTTTATCTTTGTCTTTAGCTTTGTCTTCCATGTCTACTTTCTCGTCATGCATTCCATCAAGGTAACCCTCTTCTTCAGCATCAGTACGAGCATTTTCGTCCATTTTATCCTCTTCTTCTTTCAATGCAGCTAAATCTACATAACCCGAAAGATTTTCGTTGAGTAAGTCAGTTAATTTAATCATATTTTCTTTTAGTTTGACAGCTGTCATTTTGTCGTCTTTTGAGGCTTTCAAGCCTGGGAGGTCATCTGTGTAGCCAATACCTTTAACTCCAAACGCAGCGTTTTTCATATAATAATTTACGTCCTTAGACATATTTTTAGCTACAATTTCTTTTAACTCATCTACAGACTTATCTGCATTTTTAGGGTCTTTCATTTCGGCATAATATCCTTCTAAGAAAGCTTCACCATATAAGTTATCAATATTTTTCTTATCTTTATAATCAAACCCACGAGTTTCCATATCTGTAACTTCCTTAGTAGGTTTTTTCTCTTCTGCTTTAGCTTCTTCAGCTAAAAACTCTTTCCAATTGATAAAAGGATTAGCAGACTTAGCAGTAACAACACCACCAATTCCTTCAGAGATAATAGATTTTCTTGTTAATACAGACACTGCTGTATCAAAAGTAGTGATAGGAGTGAATAGATTAGGGAATAACCTACGAGCGGATTTCATGAACATATCTTTACGTCCTTTTCCCTCTTTAATTAGGTTGTATTGTTCTTGTAATGTTGGTTGTTTCATTATTCTCCTTTTAATATTGTTTCAATATCTTTTATTAATTCTAGGACTAAATCAGTTCCATATACTACAGCGTATGATTGTGGGTTTTCTTTGTAGTAATTTGCTGTTTCGTCTTTAGCATTGTCTAACATAGGATATAAATTATTTAAACGAGCCTCAATTTCTTTAAAAGCTTGCATACGTCTTTCTTGAAATTGAGCACGACCTGGGTCGGCCTCGTTCATTTTAATTTTATATCGATACTTATACATATTGTTTACTCTTTTACGAATGTGTCGGGTGCCCATAAATATTTGGTATCTATGGCTTTAGATTGTTTAGCTAATTTTTTGGGATCAACTAATTTATATTTAAATCCTTTTACGTAGTAATTATCTTTTACTCCATTTTCGGATGCTTTAGGACCTAAACCTAAAGATGAACCTGGGTTGGATTCAGTTATGTCTTCTTGTTTCTTGAATGCATATGGGGTTGCTGTTTGAGCTCCTGTGCCTGGTGATGCTGCTGCAGAACCTCCGGTTCCAGACATTTCATTCATATTTTTGACACGCTCGTATTCTTCAGATTTATTATTACGTAAATAAGTACGAAGTGAATTTCTCAATTGACGGATATCCTTCCCCCAATCTTTAATAAAGGGTTCAGCATTAGATTGCCTTGATGCTTTTTCTACAGTTTTAAATAACTGTTGGACTTGTTGGTAAAGTTTGAGATAGTCAGCAGCGTATTCTACATTCCAAGATACAGCTCCTGTTTTAGGATCAATATCAGTAACTGTGGTTTTAATTCCACCTTCGATTTTTACATCGCCTACTTTATGTTCACTTAATGGCTTCATTTGCTGTTTTCAATTCTTCATAAAGTTCACAATATTGGAGGATATTGACAATATCCTCACTTGAAACTTTAGCAGTTTTATCTAACTCAGTAATTAAGTTAGCAACCTCGTTAATTTTAATTTGAACAGCTTTATCAGTAACTTTAGAATTTAATTCATTTAAAGCAATTTTAATTTCAGTTACTTTAGTGTTATAAAACTCTTTTAATACAGGAGTAGAATCTACTGAATTGATATATTGTCTAAGAATTTCTTTCTGGGATTCGTATAAGTTTGAGTATTTACCATTAAATTTTTCCATTAGGATTCGGTAAGTCAAAATACGAGTATCTTTATCATAAGATTGAAATTCTCTTAAAATTTCTGCTTCTACAGCTTCGGGTTTAATTTGAGATGTAGATAAATGTTCTAATAGAGTCATTTTATTGTTTACAATAATATCAGCATCTACTAAAGCCTCAGAATTTTGAATTTCAGTTAACATATAAAAAGCAGCAAACGTTTTATAGTTAGGTAATTTAGTTTTAAAGAAATCTTCTAAATTATAATGCTTTTTTATTTCGTTGATTAGGTTATATTTTTCTCTTCTCAAATTACTTCTATTTAATTTTTTAGAAGTTTCAAGTAGGGTTTGAATCATTACATTAGCTTTACCTTCAGTTAGTGAAGTGTTTTTACCTAATGACTCATATAATTTATATTCTTTTCCTAATTCAGATTTGACAAAGAATTTTTGGATAAGTTTGAGGGCAGTAGAGTCGATACCATTTAATGTATCGGATGTTACTTGACGAACAAGTAATTCAAAGAGGATACCGGTATTTTTATACTTTGAATGCTTAATATTCATTCCTTAAGGTTTATTATAAATATATGGAGATATATTACTCTTTGATTTGTGACTCGTCTAATAATGATTCTTTGCGATTTCCTAATGATTCAAGCAATGACATGTTTTTAGTATATGCTATTTTGGCATCTTCCTTCAAACTTGGTTGATCATCATTTCTCATATCTTTTCTACCTAAACGATCACGTCCAAAAGCATTATCTTGAGTATTGATATTTGATGCTTTTTCTTGGGGACGACCTAAAGGTTCTTTTTCATCATAACCCTCAGGCACTGAAGCATCATCATATCTTCCACGGCCGTATAATGAAGCTAAATCATGTGGTGTACCATATGAACGTCCTGTTGTAATAGGATCATTACCTTCTGTTTCAATTTGTTGCATACGGAATCTACGCTTTTGGTCTTGAACAAGAAGATCTCTATATTCTTCATATTGGTCTTCACTAAAGTGGAATACGTGCTCATAAATCCAATCAGTAGGAAGTAATTTATTTTCCATAATTTGAGCAGCTAAATCTACTTTTTCTTTCATCAATGCAATCTTTTCTTGATCATAAATGATTGATGGAGTAGTTAAGTCTAATTCAAAATTAGTCATTTGTTCATCTCTATACCCTTGAGCATATAAGTGAACTAATGCAATTTTATATAATTCTGAAAGAAGAATACGTTGGATACGGTCAATTGTACGACCAAAACGGATATCTTCAGCTGCTAATGTAGCTTTACCTTGTAGATTTTCATCGTAACCCATAAATGCTTTAGGCACTTTAAGAGCTGCGAATAGTTTTTCTCTCAAATACACAACGTCTTCAATACCAGACCATTCAAGTCCTTTTGTAGTATCAATTTTAGTTGATTGGTCATTACCTCTAACTGGGATATAGAAGTCCTCCATGATGTTTTGCATGTTGTACTTCAAATTATATTCACCAGTATTTTGATCCATAAACGGAGTACGCTTCATTGTAGAAATTGTTTTCTGCATGAAGTTTTCTACTTCGTTAGGTGGAATAGAACCTACGTTTACATAGAAAATACGTTTTTCTGGGGCGCGGACAATTCTGTGAATCAACATCGCGTCTTCCATCAATGAGTATTGTTTGTATAGGCGACGAGCAGGCTCAATATATGAACGACCATATGGAAGGTAATTTACATCCGATAATAATCTAAAGTGAGCAATCTCGTAATTATCAAATTCAATAGTATTTACAGTACTTTTTTGATTTGGAGTTTGGTAGTAACCTGAAGAAGAACCACCTAAAATACCTTCAGGATTATAATTGAATACTACTTTAGATGGATTTTCTGGGTCAAAATTTTCTTTTCTTTCAATATGGTAAGCTGAGTATGGGATAACGTTGTATACACCAAATTTTTCAGAGATTTCTAGTTTGAGGAAGAAATCACCATACTTACACATTTGACGAGTCCAAGACCAAAGATTAAACTCAATGTTGAGGACGTCGTAGAATAAGTTATATAATACTTTTTGGATACCTTCATCTGAAGATTTGATTTGGAGTACTTCACCCATATCATTTTTGAGAGTACACTCATCAGAAATAATGTCAAGGGCAGATGCGATAATAGCATCTGTATCCATTAAATCATAATCAGAATAAAGATAAGTTCTTAGATACTGATAATTGAGGTTGAACTGAGAACCATATAATGATGTAGATGCTGGGTTTCTATAAATTCCTTGGAATCTATCCATTAAAGAATTTGTAGCAAACTCGCCTGATGTTTGGATATGGTCAGTATCAACTACTTTAAGTTGACCACCCCCAACATTACGAATTACTACGTCTGAAGCAAATAATCTTTCTAACCTTCTGAATAAACTAGTATCAGCCATTGTATTGTTTATTATTATAAATATTATCTAAGAAGCCAACTAATATCCTCGTCTTTACCATTTATATTTTGCATATAAGGGTTTTGAACATAGCGACCACTAGCATTATTATATCCACCTTGATATGCTACTTTAGCACTAGATATATTGCTCAAAGCAGCCTTAGAAGCATCTATAGCATTTTGTCTAAATTTATATGAAGTGTCTCTCATAAACATAGCCATACCAAATGACATAACGAGGTCGTCGTTATATCCTTGTTGTGCTTCAGCACGACCATTTTTCCAAATAAACACTTTCATTTCTTCTAATAATCTTTTCGATTGAATTATAACAGATTTATCGTTTACGTATTCCTGGAATTTACCTATTACCATAGGGCGTAGCCTTGATGACATAGTAAAACCAGGAACCATTTTTGATGTATCCATATACTTGTCAAAATACGACTCACTTAGCGAGGAATCACTCTTAGATGAATAGTATAGATTAGAATATCCACGATCTATTACAGTTTGTATAGTAGCCCAACCAATCGATGCGTTTTCAATTACTAAAAGGGCTTCATTATATTCAGTAGCAACACCTACTAATAAATGACCATATTCTTTAGTTCCAATTTGTCCTTTATATTCTGCTACTTGTGTATTAGTTTCAATATCAATTACGTGGAATGCTGAATAATCTTTACCATCACCTCTAGCTACGTCTGCTACAACTAAATAATTTCTTGAATAGTCAGCTGGTTGCCAAATCCATAGGTTTTGATCAGCACCACGTTTTTCTAATGGGTCTTTAATATAAGTTTGTTCGTAAAATTCAATATATTCCCCATAAAATACAACATCACCAGAAGATGCAAAATCGCAATCACATTCTTGTGCTGCCATTCTAGGGTCACCTAGTAATTCATTTTGTCTATCTCTCCATACTTGGTCTCTATCAGGGTGAACATACCAAGGTAATTTGATAGGTAAAAAGTCGTTTTCAGAATTTTCTGCTCTAACCCATGTTTGGTGGAACCAGTTACCTGTACCATAAGGAGTAGATAATACAATAGCACCACCACCAGTAGCAAGTGTTTGTTGTGCTGATGCCCAAATCTCACCAATGTTTTCAATAAATGCAGCCTCGTCAATTAGTAGAAGAGAAACTGCTTCTGATCGACCTGCGTCACTACTCGCTGCTACTGCTTTGATTTGAGATCCATTTGTTAATCTAAGTGATAGTCGGTTATTTTCTGCTGTGTCAATTTTGAGCCAACTAGGAAGGTTTTCAAACATAAAACGTACCTTAGTTACCATGTTTTTAGCTGTTTCCTGCTTTGTTGCAATACAGAGCACGTTTTTATCTTTATGGAATAACATTAACCATAAAGAATAACCTGCGCCTAAAGTTGAAATACCTAACTGGCGAGATTTTAAAATAACTGAATATGGGTTATCTTTCCATAAGTGTAATACTTTTTCTTGGAAAGGATATAAATGGAATAAAATTCTACCTTGTTGGGGGTGTTGAATAAAACAGTATTTTTTCATAAAGTGTACTGGGTCTTGAGCACACTTTATATATTCTTGTTGGATTACTTGTCTTAAATTCGGACTACTCATTTTCCTAGTTTCCAGTACATACTAAGGGCGATAACTGGAACTAGATTTTGGTCAACACCAACCCCAAAGCTATATACTTGCTTCTTTTTTGTTTTGAATAACATTTCACCACCTAAGTAGTTTATTTGATCTAAATTACCTACACCACGTAAACCAAAATATAATTCCCTTTGGTTGATATATACTGTTTCTTTAATAGTTTTTCGTGGGTAAGTAAAATTATAAGCAATTTTTCTTCCTACGATTTGGTTTTGGGATACTGTATCAGTAATTGTTAAGTCTAGACTATCTAATACTTGTGTATCCTCGTATGTTCTAGTAGCATAATAATCTGCTAAAATGGCTGCTGTATCGATTGGGGTTGTAAATGTATCAATATCAACTTTAGTTACGTATTTGATTTTAGGTACATAAACTGGGTATTCTTTTTCAATTGTTGTATATTCAACAATAGTATCCCTAACAACACGTTCAGTAGGTTCAATAGGACCAGAACATTGTCTCATTAGGAAAATCACAACTACCAATACTGCAATTAGCAGTGATTGGATATTTTTAAAATATTTTTTCATGTTATTTTATAGCAGCTACCTTTGCTTCAATATCTACTTTAGCGTCTGCCCACTCTTTAGCATAAGCGTCTTTGTCTAAGATACGATTAGCAGAATCAACAACACCTTTATCAACCATAGTTTTCAACCAAGATTTGATCATTTTTGTTTTTTCTTGTTGACGGAGTTGGCTTAATTTTGATTTATCAAATTTACCACCTGAGCGAGCAAGTTGTTTGAGTTCTTTATCTGATGGTCCTTCTTCATCTTCACCCCCAGCGTAATATTTTTTCTTGCCTACTGAGAATGTTTTTGGTTTAGCTTCTTTCTTTTTAGCAGCAGGAGTAGCTGATTTAGGGCGACCACGTGTACCTTTTTCTTTCTTTTCTTTAGGCTCTTCTGATGCTTTACGACCGCGTTGTCCTACTTCTCTTTCACCTCTTACTAAATCAATGAATTTATTTAATTGGTTATCGAATAAATCTTCATCACCTAAAGCAGCGATTACTTTATCATCAGCTTTTACGGCTTTACGAACATCTTTCTTTTCAGCGTCAGCATTAGCTTTGATTACTTTTTCAATAGCTGATTTCAAGTCACCAGCGATTTTAGCCATTTCGTCAAGTTGCTCTTCTTCTGCTATTGTTACAGGCTTACCTGTTTTTTTAGCAGTAGCAACAGCTGTTTTTACAGTATTAGGATCTTCATCTTTGATTTCAGCTGGGTTGGTGTTTTTATCTACCATAGTGAGTTCATCAATGATCATCTCACGGATTGAAGCTTTTAAATCAGATTTTTTCATTTTAAAAAGATAATAGGTTTTGTTATAAATATTATAAACCTAATTGAAATTTCAATTGTTCAATGCGTTGCTCAGTAGGTCCTTCAAGAATGCCGTAGTTTTTGATACGATGTTTTTGTTGGCTTAAAATATGACGAATAAAAGTGTCAATTGTATCTCTATAATCTACATCTGTTTCACGAACACCATTATCTTCAATTTCAACACCTTCAGGAGAAACATAAAAAATATGATCGTATTCTTTAATTAAACGCATAGCATAAGCATAAAATGCTTCTTTATCAGTCCAATCTATTGATTTAGAAGCTTGAGTAAAAGCTATAACATCAATTACAGTACGATCTGTAATAATATTTTCTTGGATGAGTTCACTTGCACGTTCTGCTAGAAATACTGTTTGTCCTTTAAGTGTTGAATCAGTATTTAAGGGAATACCTTGTGA